TACATAGAGAAACGGGTTCGTTAAAATTTGTTTTAGGAGATTTAATCATGGCATATCCAACACCAGCGGTAACAGTAACCACCGCAGCAACGTTCATTCCAGAAATCTGGTCTGACGAAATCGTAGCTTCTTACAAGAAAAACCTTGTTTTGGCTAACATCGTAATGAAGATGAACTTCAAGGGTAAGAAGGGCGATGTAGTTCACATTCCCGCACCTACCCGTGGTAACGCAACAGCGAAAGCGGCATCTACTGCCGTTACATTGATTGCCGACACTGAGACAGAAGTTCAGGTTAACATTAACCAACACTTTGAGTATTCACGTTTCATTGAGGACATCGTTGAAGCACAAGCCCTGAACAGCTTGCGCCAGTTCTACACTGCTGACGCTGGCTATGCGCTTGCCAAACAAGTAGACACTAGCTTGATCCAATTGGGTCGTGCATTCAATGGTGCTACTGTCGGTACTAACGACTATGCGACAAGCAATACATCCACCAAAGCCTTCGTTGGCGGTGATGGTACTACTGTTTATAACAGCACATCTTCCAATGCTTCCGCATTGACTGACGCTGCTATTCGTCGCACTATTCAGCGTTTGGATGACAACGACACTCCTATGGATGGTCGCTTCTTTATCATTCCTCCTTCAAGCCGCAATACGTTGATGGGTCTTTCCCGTTACACAGAACAGGCTTTTATTGGTAATGGTAATGCAATCCGCAATGGTGAAATCGGTCAACTGTATGGCATCCCCGTGTTCACAACAAGCAATGCTGATACTGCTGCTGGTAACTCCACAACAGATCGTATCTGCTTGATGGGTCACAAGGACTCTATGGTTTTGGTTGAGCAAATGGGCATCCGCTCACAAACTCAGTACAAACAAGACTACTTGGCTACCTTGTTCACATCTGACACACTTTATGGTGTGAAAGCAATGCGTACAGCCGCCACAACTGGTGCAGCTTTGTCTTCTAGCGCATTTGCGTTAGCAGTTCCAGCCTAATAGTTGCCACTTCTCCCTCATCTTCGGGTGGGGGAGTTTTTTCTTAATTTAGGAGGAATTTATTATGGCAGCAGCAACAGCAGTCGTTTCCCGCAGGGGCAATGACCAGTTCCGAGGTTTGTTTGCAGACACTTGGGAAGTTTCATGCACTCTAAACACCGCATCAATAGCTACTACTGCAACTGATACAGATACAGTTACAGTTCCAGGCGTTGCTTTGGGCGATATGGTTATCGGTATGTCTATTGGCGTTTCTGAGGCAGGTTTGGTTCGTAGAGCCTATGTTTCAGCCGCTAATACAGTTACTATCGTGTCTTACAACCCTACAGGCAGTTCTGTAGACTTGGCATCAACTACATTGACCTTAATCATTGGTCGTGCAGTTTAATTAAAGGGGGCTAATACCCCCCTTTTTTTGGAGTTTTTATGGCTACTTTTCGTTGTCTAAAGTCGGGAAACACAGTTACTTTCACCTATCAGCATGATATTGATAGCATGAAAGGTCATGAAGGATACGTCCTTGTTGAGGAAACTCCAAAGAAAGTTGAAGACAAACCTAAGGTTGGAAGACCAAAAAAAGAGGTTGAAAATGTCGGAAATTGATCCAAGAGAATTTGGCAAATTGGAAGCTCAAGTTGAGTCTTTACAAGCTGAAGTTCACGCACTTCGCCAAGATATTAAAACGCTTTTAGAAATGGCAAACAAGTCTAAAGGTGGCTTTTTCGTTGGAATGGCAATCGCCTCTGTTGTTGGCGGTATCATTTCTTTCATTGCAACCAAGCTAGTTCGATAAGGATTTATATGCCACAAGTTGGAAACAAGAAATTCCCATACACAGAAAAAGGCGAGAAAGAAGCCAAAGAGTATGGCAAGAAGAAATCTATGCCCGTTACTGTAATGATTGCTATTGGTAAGCCTAAAGCTATGCCTACTCGTGGTGGTCGTACTGCTACTAATATGATGAAAAAATCCACAAGGGGTAAATAATGGCTTCTTTAACTTCTCCTGTTACCCTCCTTAGTGCTGTTGTTGCTACAGGCGCATCAAAAGCAGTTCAAGCTGATGCTGGTCAACCCGCATTCCTTCAAGTCTCAGGCATCACAAGTGCTACTGTTGTTTTGCAAGGAAGTTTGGATGGCACAACCTTTTCAACGATTGGTACGGCCTTAACTGGTGATGGCATTATTACTGTGGCAAATGCGCCTATGTATCTAAGAGCCAATTGCACAGTTTATGTAACTGGCACAATCACTGCCAAAATCATGTATTGATATGAAAAAGACCAAAGCAGAAGCCAAAATCTCTAAGGTCTACAAAGAGTTCAAGGCGGGAACGCTTCATTCTGGCAAAGGTGGCCCTGTGGTCAAGAAGCCTAAACAAGCTATTGCTATTGCTTTATCCGAAGCAGGTATGTCAAGAAAGAAAAAATGAAACAAGGTCTCTACGCTAACATCAATGCCAAGCAAGAACGCATCAAAGCGGGTTCTAAGGAAAAGATGCGTAAGGTTGGCTCTAAAGGTGCTCCTACTGAGGCGGCATTTAAGCAAGCAGCTAAGACTGCTAAAAAGAAATGACTTTAAAAGCGCATCAAAACCCCAAAGGGGGCTTGAATGCTAAAGGCAGAGCATCGTATAATGCAGAAACGGGTGGCAATTTAAAACCACCAGTTAAGTCGGGAGATAACCCTCGTAGGGCATCCTTTTTAGCACGAATGGGCAATATGCCTGGCGCTGAGATGAAAGATGGAAAGCCTACCCGACTTTTACTTTCTCTTAGAGCTTGGGGCGCAACGTCCAAGGAAGACGCTAAAGCTAAGGCTAAAGCGATCTCTAAGAGGAATATGAAGTGAGACCAGTATCTGTCGGAATTAACCCAACAGCCGCAACGCTGACAACTGTTTATACAGTTCCTACGGGTTATTACGCCAAGTTTACTGTGATGTACATTCACAATACTGGTGGTTCGACTAAGCACATTACTGTTCAATGGTATGACGCAAGTGCTGCCACAACCTTGGATATTCTTACTAATTACGACTTTACATCTAAGCAATACCTTCAGTTTGATGGCAATGCTTATATCGTTTTAGAAGAAGGCGATAGAATTCAAATTACTACTCAAAGTGCAAGTACATTTAGTTTTATTGCCACATTTGAAGTATCAGGAGCGCAACGAACATGACCTACTTAGAACTTGTTAACGATGTGTTAGTTCGCTTGCGTGAAAGCACAGTATCTACTGTTGGCGAAACCGCCTATTCTGCTTTGATTGGCAAGTTTGTCAATGATGGTAAGCGTCAGATTGAAGATAGTTATTCATGGAATGTCTTATCTCAGACAATTACAGTTACTACTACCTCTGGCACAAGTTCTTATGCTTTGACAGGTGTTGGTCAGAAGTTTCGTGTTAACGATGCTATCAATACCACAAGTGTTATTACCCTAGATAACACCACTGTTGCGGACATGAACCGCAAGCTCAACTTTGGTACGCCTTCACAGTCTATTCCTTCAGAGTTTTGCTTTAGTGGTGTAGATGGAAATGGAGATACAAAGATTGATTTGTTCCCAGTTCCTGATGGCGTGTATACACTTAAGTTTGATGTAACTGTCCCGCAGGCCAATCTGTCTGCTGATGGCACATCTGTCAAAGTCTTGGATTATTTGGTTGCTCAAAGTGCTTATTCTCGTGCTTTGATTGAGCGTGGTGAAGATGGTGGAACAAACTCTAATGAGGCTTATGCTTTGTTTAGGGGAATGCTCTCTGATGCTATTGCATTGGAAAGCACTCGTTATCCTGAAGACAACTTTGTGGCGGTCTAATGGCATCAGCACTTCAAAGTTACAGTCTCTCAGCACCAGGCTTTTATGGCCTAAATACTGAAGATTCTCCACTTGATCTAGGGGCTGGCTTTGCCTTGGTCGCAACTAACTGCATCTTGGATCAGTATGGTCGTATTGGTGCTAGAAAAGGTTGGTCAAGGGTTAACTCATCTTCTGGTGCTTTGGGTGCTAACGATGTTGGTGTAATCCATGAGTTAGTTCAAAACGATGGAACTTTGACTGTTCTGTTTGCTGGAAACAACAAGATATTCAAACTTGGTACTGCTAATGCGGTAACTGAATTGACCTATGGTGGTGGAGGCTCTGCTCCTACTATTTCAGCATCTAATTGGCAATGTGCATCCTTGAATGGCATTGCATACTTCTTCCAAACTGGTCACGATCCTCTGATTTATGACCCTGCCGTAAGTACAACTACTTATCGCAGAGTTTCTGAGAAGTCTGGTTATGTAGCTACAGTTCCTCAAGCCAACATTGCTATTTCAGCTTTTGGTCGCTTGTGGGTAGCTAATACATCTACTGACAAAGTAACTGTTACCTTTTCTGATCTGATTGCAGGTCATGTATGGGGTGGTGGCACTTCAGGCTCATTGGATGTATCTCGTGTATGGCCTAATGGTGCGGATGAAGTCATGGGCTTGGCAGCGCACAATGATTTCTTGTTTATCTTTGGTAAGAAGCAGATTCTTGTTTACTCTGGTGCTTCTACTCCCGCATCTCTTGTTCTGAGCGACACAGTAGGCTCTATTGGATGTATCGCTAGAGATACCATTCAAAGTATTGGTACTGACGTTGTTTTCTTGTCAGACTCAGGTGTTCGTTCATTGATGAGGACAATTCAAGAGAAGTCTGCGCCTTTGCGAGAC